AATCAGGCGTGGACAAAACCACCGAAAGCGGCAAAGCATTGTTAAAAGTTTTAGAAGAACAACGCGCCAAAATCCAAGATGTGTATTCGGTGATGATTGCTAAAAGCCAAGAAGCCGTTGAAGCCAATCAAAAGCTGCAAGAAAGTTTTATGTTTGGTTGGGACAAAGCATTTGCCCAATACAAAGAAAACGCCGACACCATGGCAAATGTGGGCAAACGCGCCTTTGACGATGTTTCATCGGCATTGGAAAAGTTTGTCACCACAGGCAAATTGAACTTCAGGTCTTTAGCGCAAAGCATCATCCAAGACATTATCAAAATTCGGATTGAAGCACAAATCAGCAAAATGATTAGTGGCTTTAGTTTTTCCAGCTTGTTTAGCGGTGGCAGCGTCAACATGGGAACGGCCACAGGCGCGGACCTTGGCGCGGCATTTGCAGACGGTGGCGACCCACCCGTTGGCAAGGCATCATTGGTTGGCGAACAAGGCCCGGAATTGTTTATCCCCAAAACATCGGGAACAATTATCCCCAACAACAAATTGGGCGGCTTGGGCGGTGCAACCACCAACAACGTGACGAACAACTACATTCAAGCCATTGACACCCAATCGTTTGAACAACGGCTATATGGTAGTTCACAGGCGATTTGGGCGGCTAACCAATACGCCACCAAGAACTTGGCAACCAACCGCGCAAGGACATAAAAATGGCTTTCCAGCAAATCTTTGAAATTCAACAAAAGATGACGGTGAACAATCGCCGCATGGTTGGTCAACAAGTCACTCGCGCTGGTTACATGACCACGGCGCAATACTTGACCGCGGTTCCGTGGCAGTTTACGGTTGTTCCGCACAATTTTCTGTATTACCCCAAAGTCCGAAACATCATCCAAGGCATTGACAACTTAGACCGCCAATTGCCCGAAACCATCATATTCAATTCGTCCTTGTTGTCATGGTTTACGGCGTATTTGGGCGACTTGAACTTGTCGGACGCGCAAGCCCTGACCCTTGCATCGGTTCCGGCTGCTAATAGCCAAACCATCACCGTGGGCAATCTGCCAAGCGTGGCGTCAACGGCGGCGGTTTTCCGCGCTGGTGATTTCTTGCAATTGGGTTCTTATTCCTACAAAGTCACCGCGGACGTTCTGCGTGGTTCTGGCAGCACCGTCAGCGTAAACTTGAATCGCCCCGTGATTGGTACGGTCACGACCGGAACTTTGACCGCGGTCGCAAATAATTGCACCTTCACCGTAGTGGCCGAGCAATGCCCGACCTATACTTTGAACCCAATGACAAACGGCGCTTTTGTCGAATGGTCCGGCCCGTTTGTGTTCCGTGAATATGTAACAGGATAAAAAAATGACAACAACAATCGCCGCGCTTAGTTCAAACGCCATTCGATATGTTGAATTTGTAAAGCTGTCAAATTCCAGTTTCACCGATACTTTTTGCAATGCACCTGACAACATAACCGTTGGCGGCGTGACATACGCTGGCATGGGTTCGTATATGGGCGTTTCCGAAATTCAATCGGACATGAAGGCCACCAGCACCGACGTCAAACTGACCATAACAGGGCTTAATCCTTCCAATATTGCGTTGATTCTTGGCTCAAATATCAAAGGTTCAACCCTGACAATTTGGCGCGGATTCACCGATTCAGACAATCAGCTTTTGACCATTGGTGGCATCTTGCAGTTTTTTCAACGTTACCAAGGCATCATTAACAACATAAACATCACCGAAAACTTTGATGAAAAGTTACGCGAACGGGTCGCCACTTGCATCATGTCATCGTCATCGATGCGCTTGGTTTTGGATAGTCGTATTGCTGGCATTAAGACCAACCCATCAAGCTGGCGGTTTTTGTATCCAAACGACACTTCAATGGACCGTGTACCCGCGATTGCATCAACTTATTTCAATTTTGGCAACACCGCCAGCACAGGCAGCACTTCCAAAGTAATTGGTTCCACCAGCACCGTTCCGGCGCAAATCGTTAAATTTGGGAATTAAAAATGTCAAACGGTATTGGCGGTTTTTTCAAATCATTGCTAAGTCTTGCGGTCATTGTCACCGCGGCATACTTTACTGGCGGCGCTTCATTGGCCTATGAAATGGCCGCTACATTTGCCGTTTCGATGGTGGTGTCTCGCATCTTTGCCCCCAACGTTCCACAATCGCAACAAAACAACATTCGCCAGCAAGTCCCGCCCGACCCAACCGCGGGCATCCCTTTGGTTTATGGCGACGCATTCACCGGGGCGCGTTTCGTTGATGCGGTCTTGACCACCGACCAAACAAAAATGTATTACGTCATGGCGATTTCGTGCATTTCGCCCAACGGTCAATTTTTCTATGACACGACAAAGTTTTATTATCAAGACCGCCTGATTACGTTTGACAGCACCGACCAAACCAAAGTCGTCAGCTTGACCGATGCGGCTGGCAACGTGGACACCACCATCAGCGGCCATTTGTATATTGCGCTTTACACATCCAGCGCCACGGGAACGATTACGCCCGTAAACACATCGAATCTGCCATCGGCCATCATGTCCACGGCCAACGGCGTTCCATCGGGCCAACAATGGGCATCGAGCGGTCGTCAAATGAACGGCACAGCGTTTGCGGTCGTCACCTTGGTCTATAACGCCAATTCCGCGGGAACGACAAGCCTTCAACCCATCACCTTCCATGTCAGTCATTATTTGAATGGCGCAGGTTGCGCGAAACCCGGTGATGTTTGGTATGACTACCTTACAAATACCGTATACGGCGGCGCGATTGACCCGTCTTTTGTGGATTCGACATCGGCCACCGCGCTGAATACTTATTCGGATGTTTTGATTCCCTACACCGATTACAACGGTTATTCTCAAACAATTCCGCGCTATCGGTTCAACGGCGTCTTGGACACAGGGCAAACCATCCTAAACAACGTGGACATCATGATGACTTGCTGCGATTGCTGGCAAGCCTACAATTCGCCAACAGGTTTATGGTCCGTGGTGATTAACCAAGTTATATCGCCCACATTCAGCTTTGATGACACCAACATCATTGGCGCAATTACTGTCGGTGCATTGGACATCACCCAACAAGCCAACCAAGTCGAGGCCAAGTTCAACGATGCCACGAACCGCGACCAACCCGGCTATGTGAATTTACAAACCCCGAGCGGTTTGCTGTATCCCAACGAACCCGTCAACAAATACACGGTTTCTTATGACCTGATAAATTCCAGCGTCACCGCCCAATACCTTGCAAATCGCGTTCTTGAACAAAACCGCCAAGACCTGATTGTCAGTTTTGAATCAACTTATGCCGGGATTCAAGTTCAAGCTGGCGATGTCGTCACCGTCACCAATTCAAATTACGGTTGGACCAATCAGCAATTCCGCGTGACGCAAGTCAAGGAAATCGCGCAAGCCGATGGCACTTTGTCCGCATCGTTCCAAATGAATTCGTATAACCCCGCCGTTTATGCCACGGGAAACATTACGCAATTCACGCCCACGCCCAACAGCGGCTTGGCAAATCCGCAATACTTTTCGGCGCTTTCCGCACCCACGGTTACCAGCACAAGCCCAACGGCCACCATCCCGTCGTTCAATGTGGCTTGCACTATTCCCGCCAGCGGCCAAGTCACCGAAGTCACGTTGTTTTATACGACCTATTCAAGCCCGTCAGCATCGCAATGGGTGGCATGGGGTTCGCAAACATCGTCGAATTCGCTGGCATTTACGCCATCGTCCACGCTGTCGTTCATCGATATTAGTTTACCGACCCAAACTTATTATTTCGCGTTCATTGTCTCGAACAACAACAGTTCGTCACTTTTGTCGCCTTTGTCGGCATCTTTGAATTGGAATCCAAACCCAACCACTTCCGCGGTGGCTGGCACGTTCTTGGGTACGTTTTCGCCCGTTGTTACGCAAGTGCCACGAACTGGCGGCGTCACGCCCGTTTTCACAGGCATCGTTCCAAAACTTTACGGTTCGGCTGCTGGCGGCGCAATTGACTTTGTTACATCGCAAACCGACATCGATTCGGCTTTTGTAAATAACACTTGGCGAATTGGCGGTTCGGCCACGACAGGTTATGGCGACATCACCACCACGGGCGGCTTAACTTTTGGTTCAATCACCGATGGCGGCACATACGCGCAATGGGCATCCGTCACGGCCATGTCGTCGTCCCCCGCGTTGCTTAACGTTCCAATTCGCTACAAATCGGCATTGGGCGTCATTACTCAAGCGGCCACGGCCAGCACTCAATTTATCTTTTTGGACCCCGGCCCAACTGGTTCTAGCGGTTCAAATGGAAATCAATACGCCACGGTTTATTTGTATCAATGGAATACAACAACCCCATCCAATCCAACTGGCACATCGTCCTATAACTGGTCTACGGGCGTAAATTCGTCCTATACCGGAACGGGCGGTTGGTCAACGACCATTCCAACAAACCCCGGCATACCGTTGATTCAGCTTTGGACCGCGGCCATTCAAATCGTTGCGGTTGGCGGCACGTCCACTACATCGGTAAGTTGGGCCAGCGGTTATTCAATTTCGGCTTTGACGCTGAACGGCGCTAATGGTGCAAACGGAACAAACGGTTCACCCGGCGCAAATGGCTTGCAAACTGCATCGCCTACCGTTTACCAATGGGCCATTACCATCCCAAGCGGTCCGACGGGTTCATCAACCTACACTTGGGCAAGTGCATCGTTTACGCCTACCCCAAGCGGCTGGACGCAAACACCCGGTGCATCGCCAAGTCCCGGTTTCACTTTGTGGGCGGCAAAGGTCAACATTTCTGATTCGGCCACGGCCACCACAACTTCAATCAATTGGACGCTGGCAAGCATTCTTGGCGCTGGTTATGCCGGAACAAACGGCTCAAATGGAACAAACGGTACAAATGGCACAAACGGAACGAACGGCATCAATGGCACTCGAACCGCAGTCATCACCATGTATCAATGGGCGGCTTCCACCCCATCATTGTTCCCGTCTGGTACGTCCACCTACACTTGGTCAAATGGCACGTTCACCGCGCCCGGAACGCCCAATGGCTGGACAATTTACCCCGGCGCACCCGTGGCGGGTTACATTCTTTATGCCACCGACATGGTTTACGCTGACACCAGCACCAGCGCAACATCGTCGATTGTTTGGTCGTCCACAATTGCTTACCCAAGCGGCGCGGCCGGAACGAACGGCGCTAATGGGTCACCAGGCGCACCCGGCACAAACGGAACCAATGGCACGAACGGATTAAACGGAACCCGCACAGC